GATGCTGCCGTTCAAACACAAGAAGTTGGGCGAGGGTGGCAAGAAGGATCTGAAAGCTGATGCGGCCAAGACGGCCGGCGGCGGAAAGTTCTCACCTACCGCGCCTCCGAAGCTAGTCGCCGCAGGCGGGAAGAAGGTCTAAATGCCCGAATGGACAACTGCCTGCCCTGACTGGGCGGAGCGACTGCGCGCGGGCGAATCGATCATTCCCCCGCCGATCTTTCCGGAGCAGGCCGAGCATGCCCTCGCGATTTTCAAGGAACTCAAGATCGTGGACGCGCCGGGCAGCCCGACGTTCGGCGAGTCCTGCGCCGAGTGGGTTTTCGACTTGGTTCGCTGCATCTTTGGCGCCTACGATGCCGAGAGCGGCCGACGCCTGATCGTCGAGTTTTTCGTGCTGCTGCCGAAGAAGAACAGCAAGAGCACCGTCGCGGCAGGGATCATGCTGACCGCGCTGATCCTGAACTGGCGGCAGTCGGCCGAATTCTCGGTGCTGGCCCCGACTGTCGAGGTGGCGAACAACGCCTACACGCCGGCGCGCGACATGGTGCAGAAGGACGACGAGCTCGACGCCCTGATGCATGTTCAGTCGCACGTGAAGACCATCACGCACCGGGAAAGCAACGCAATCCTCAAGGTGTTAGCAGCCGACCAGAACACCGTCGGCGGCAAGAAAGCGGTCGGCACGTTGGTCGACGAGTTGCACCTGTTCGGCAAGATGCCGAGCGCGGAGAACATGTTTCGTGAGGCACTGGGCGGCCTGGCGTCGCGCCCCGAAGGCTTCGTGATCTGGCTGACGACCCAGTCGGACGAGCCACCGGCCGGTGTGTTCAAGCAGAAGCTGGACTATGCGCGCAAAGTGCGCGATGGCGAGATCGTCGATCCCGCCTTCGTACCGATCATCTTCGAGCATCCGCCTGAAATGGTCGTGTCGGGCGATTGCCTGCTGCTCGAAAACATGGCGATGGTGAACCCGAACATGGGGTTCTCGGTCGACCAGGCATTCCTGGAGCGCGAGTTCAGCAAAGCGAATCTAGCGGGCGGCGAATCGTTTCGCGGCTTCATGGCCAAGCACGCGAACGTCGAGATCGGCCTGAACCTGCGATCAGACCGCTGGGCTGGCGCCGACTTCTGGGAGGCTGCAGTCGACAAGACCATCACCCTGGAATCGCTCATCGAGCGATCAGACGTGGCTGTGGTTGGGATTGACGGCGGCGGCCTGGACGACATGCTCGGCCTGGCCGTGCTGGGCCGGGACCGCGAAACAGGGCAGTGGTTGCTGTGGTGTCACGCCTGGGTGCACGAGATCGCACTCGAGCGGCGCAAGGAGATCGCGCCGCGGCTGCTGGACTTCCAGAAGCAGGGCGACCTCACCATTGTGAAACGGCCAGGCGATGACGTCATGGCTGTGGCCGATCGTATTTGCCAGGTGCGTGACGCAGGGCTCCTGCCGGAAGTGAAGGGTATCGGCGTCGACGCCGCCGGCATCGGCGCAATTGTCGACGAGCTGATCACCGAAGAGCGCGACATCGACATGACGCAGATCGTCGCGATCTCGCAGGGCTACAAACTGAACGGCGCCATCAAGGACACCGAGCGGAAGGTCGCCGGCCGCGAGCTGCTGCACGCTGGCCGCCCGATGATGGCCTGGTGCGTCGGCAACGCGCGCATCGAAGACAAGGGCAACGCCATCCTGATCACCAAGCAGGCCAGCGGCAAAGCCAAGATTGACCCGCTGATGGCCGCATTCTGCGCGGTATCGCTGATGGCGCTGAACCCCGCCGGGGCGGCGGCGCCGGAAATTCACGTATTGGACTTTTGATGACCGGACAAATGTTGAACCTGGAGGCGACGCCGCATAAATCGCGAGTGCTCGGCTCCTGGATGGCCGGGCGTGAAGGTGCCGCGGAGCGCGCTGGCATTGTGGCGCTGGGCGAGAACTCTGGCAGTAGCATGTCGATGGGCGAGCTGGCCAACCTGCTGGGCGCTGCGCACCGGTCCTCGTCCGGATCGTCGGTGACGGCCGAAACTGGCATGCGAGTGTCGGCCGCCTACGCCTGCATGGCGCTGATCGCCGGCGCCATTGCCACGCTGCCGATCGGCATCTACGAGCGCAAGGGTAACGATCGCGACTCGGCGAACCACGACTACTGGTGGATGCTGAACGAGCTGGCCAGTGATGGTTGGACGTCTGCTGCCGCCTGGGAGGCGATCATCCTTTCCAAGCTGTCGCATGGCGACGGCTTCGGCGAATGGATCCGTCCGAATTTCTTCAGCAACAAAGTCTCCGGCTGGCGGCCGCTGCCGCGCCACACCGTCTGTCCATTCAAGGATGGCGACGTGGTGCGGTACCGGATCACCCCCGACAACAAGCCAGCCTATGTACTGGACCGGGCCGACATCATCCACCTGCCAAGCCTGGGGTTCGATGGGCTGACCAGCCCGAGTCCGTTGACGTATGCAGCGCTCGAGGCGATCGGCACCGCGCTGGCCGCCCAGGAGTACACCGGCCGGTTCCTAGCCGGCGGCGGCAATTTCGATTACGCGCTGCAGACCGCGTCGAAGCTTGACAAGGCGCAGCTGGAGCAACTCAAGGCGTCGCTGATCGCGCGCGCGCAGAACGGTGGACGCGGCCCGCTGATCCTGTCGGGTGGCTTGCAGCCCGCCCAGCTGAGCGTGAATTCGAAGGACGCCGAGATCCTGGCCACGCGCCTTTTTACCGTCGAGGAAATCTGCCGCATCTTCGGCGTGCCGCCCACGATGGTCGGGCATGGCGGCGCTGTGTCGAACTGGGGGACCGGTGTGGCGCAGCAGGGTATGGGCTTCGTCCGATACACGCTGCAGCGGCACCTGACGCCGATCCAGCAGGAACTGAACACCAAGCTGTGGCCGGTGCGCGAGCGGTACTTCGTCGAATACATCACCGCGGCGCTCGAGCGCGGCGATCTGAAGGCGCGATATGACGCATACCGCATCGCCCTTGGCCGCGCCGGCGAGCAGCCGTTCATGGACGCGGACGAGGTCCGCCGGCTGGAGAACATGCCGCCAAACACAAAACTGAAAATGAATGGAGGCACCAGTGTCGAAAAGCCTGACCAAGCTCTTGGCGAGCAACAAGAAACGTCCTGAGCGCGTACCCCAATCCAAGATCGTGGCCAAGGCCGACGAGGTCGAGATCTACATCTACGACGCGATCGTGTCGGACGAGGAGACCGCCTACTGGATGGGTGGCGTCTCAGCCGAAGCGCTGGTGCCGCAGATCCGCGACATCAAGGGCGGCACGATCCACCTGCGCATCAACAGCCCGGGTGGCGATGTGTTCGCAGCCCAGGCCATCTGCCAGGCCATCCGTGACACTGGCGCCAAGGTGATCGCCCACATCGATGGCTACGCGGCCAGCGCCGCCACAGTCATCGCCACTGCGGCCGACGAGGTCGAGATCGCCGACGGCGGCTTCTACATGATCCACAACGCCTGGACCTGGGCGATGGGCAACGCAAACGACATGACGTCGACCGCGGGCCTGCTGTCGAAAATCGACGCCTCGCTTGCTGGCCAGTACGCCAAGAAAAGCGGCATGTCGGTCGAAGACCTGCGCGCCGCCATGGACGCCGAAACCTGGTACACCGCCGACGAAGCCGTCGCTGCGGGCCTCGTCGATCGCATCGCTGCAGGCAAGAAGGTCGAATCGTCGTGGGACATGAGTGCCTACGCGCATGCCCCGAAGCCTGCCCAGGCCGATCCCGACCAGGTCGACCCGGTCGCCACCGAAGAGCACCGCGCGCGCCAGCATCAGCGCATCGCCTCGATGGCCCGCCTCCAAGTTAGCTGACGCTCTCGCGCCACTAAGCCAGCCACCTTCGGGTGGCTTTTTTTATGCCCAACGGCCGCGAGAGCGGACCACCCCCATCGAAAGGTTTTACATGACCAAGCTCGCAGACCTGCGCGCACAACGCGACACCGTGGCCCGCAAGGTTCACGATCTGAACAACAAGTACCCGACTGACCAGCGCATGCCGGCAGCGGAGGCTGGCCAGCTGGACACGTTCCTGGCTGAAGTCGAAGCGATCGACATCGAGATCGCACGCGAAAACCGCATCGCCCAACTGGCCGGCGAGACGTCCGAAGGCCAGCATGCCATCGCATTGGCTGCTGCAACTCGCCCTGGCGGCGCGCAGACTGAAGAAACCA